AGGTATAACGGATCTTCTATAAAATCTATCATCTGTAGTCTTCCAGGCTAAATTTGGTTCCATACATCTTGTAGTTTTCTCGATCATGATTAGTATATACTAGAACTTCTGGATCATCAATTAAGAAGTCACAGCCTTCACAATAGCTAGGCCAGTTACCAGTCTCATGGTCTTTTCTCAGTTGATTGTATTTATCTCCATACCAGATCTCTTCTAGTGAATTTAACGAACCGTGTCCTAGTACAGCTTCAGCATCTCTACCTAACACTTGACAGCAAGGGTGTATAGCGCCAGTGGCACCGCCAATACCACCAGCTCTAATAACAAGATCAGGGGAAAATGGTCTACCACAAGTTTTTCTACTACCTTCTCTATCATATTCTGGTTCATAAACTCCACTCCAGTTGTGCATCTTCCATATTTCTGTTTTTACATTGGCAGATGTGACAATCTTTTTATATTGTTCTACTTCATACTCAATGTCATTATTATTTAGAATCAAATGATACGTTGCAACAACACATTTAGATTTTGACTTGACTACGTACCGCTTCATCTCGTGTAGATTAGAAATTGTCCGATAGAAGTTTTTAGAATTCATCCATTCCTTGTATGTGTCGTAATCATAACCAACAATAGAAAATCTAAAGAAGCCTAATCCAGCATCAACACATTCTTCCATATAGTTACCATTCATACGATAGCCATTTGAAAAGATAACGGACTGTGCACCTGCATCAGTAACTACTTTGATATACTCTGGGAGATTCTTTACGATAGTTGCTTCGCCTGATCCATCTAGGTTAACAACATTGAGGCCTTTGTCTACTAGCTGATTCACATAGCCTTTGAACTCATCCAAAGGCATCATACCGGTCCAGTCTTTACCTCTGGCACCTGTTCTACCTTCAGCAAATGTCTGTGGACACATTTGACAAGTGTAGTTGCATCCACCATTTACTTCTATCACTGCGCGATCAATTTCCATCTTACCATCCATTCACAAATCTAAAAAACAGTTGTTTAAAATTATACGCTTTTTCTGTTGCTTGTTCTACCATATAATCAAACTTCTTTAAGTGTATATCTATATAGAATCCATCACTAGTCACAACGGCTGCAGGTGTATGCCACGTTGAAATGCTGGAAGTGCTAATGACGATATGAGGCTTAAAAAAATTCTTTGCAACATAATGCCACATACCCTCATATGATAAACAACATTCACATGTACGTATGTGATACATAGCTTCTGTTACAGGAGTTCTATAATCTATTTCAACAACATTCCAACCAAAGTCTAATAATCTTGCAATCAATCTCTCCCACTCCCAATCAAGAAGAATATGTTTATCGTTACCTATTTGTTGTGTAAGATTTGTTGTTGGTCTCCATAGTACTATTTTTCTACTAATTGGCGTAGTATCAATAGTGGGGTCCATTGACCAGTATCGATATAATTCTGAGTTGGGTCTTCTCGTTATTCCCTGATAGAATTTTTTATATAACGAATAATCTTGACTGTTAGTCACTACCTTTACGTTTACGATATCAGACCACATATATCTTTTACGAACATACTCATATCGCTGATACACACTTTCAGGATCTTCAAAGTGATGATAATAATCTTTATCATGAAAGAAATGCAACTCAAACGTTGTTGGTTTCTGGTTAGCAAAAGCTCTCATATGAGCAATGTTTAAACCATACATCGTATCACCAATACCTACTGTTGTTTTCCAACGTATGGTATCTACACCGTGGTTATCTCTCCAATCCCCTATCCAATAATTCCATAGGTCCTTCATAATAATTAATTATCTCTTTTGCTAATTCCATAGCTTCATTGAAATTTTTACGGAATCGGTTATTCTTATATCCATTATTTATGAAGTACAAAAGGCTGTCAATATCACTATTGTAATTAGGTAGATCATATGTTTTACGATAAGAAACCATTTGTTCAAATTGATATCTTTTATTAAGAGCTTCATATAGAGTCATAGTTACCTTCCATCTTAAAAAGGCTCATTATACCTGGTGATCTAGCGTAATATTTTTGCTCAGAGCTATATTTTTCATTAGTATAAAAATAATATTTTGGATCGTATTTCACATCCCAAAGTTTAAACTTTATCTTAGTTGCGTGTCGAACAGGATCTAATTCAAGGTTATCTACAAGAATATATCTTGGTTTTATTTTATAACATGATATCAAATCTTTTCTAGGAGCATCACCCATGTGGTGGCCATCTACAAAAATTAAATCAACATCGGAATGTCTATGCTCGTTTCCCCAAATAGGTTCTTTGTAAAAATTGAATTTGGGATAGTATTTCTTTATCTGTCGTGCATTTTGCTCTGAGACGTCTCCTGGATCGTAGCTAACAATTGATTGTAGATTTTTAAATACGTTCATCATTAGCAATGTTCCGTGTCCTGCCCACATACCAATCTCAATGACCTTTTTTGGATTAACAATATTTTGAATATCAATCCATGCGTTTACCATATCCAATTATTTAAATCTGTTCCACCCCATTGATCTTTTGGATAACGTAGGTAATGATCATCAATGTTTAAAAGATTCTTCTCCATAATTCTTTATCATTTCTCTGTCAACTACAAATTCTAAATTAGTCGCTATAATAGTTTTTCTGGTATTGCTTTTTATAATAGGTGACCTGTGTACTAAAAATGTCGGGAAGAATATAATTTGCCCTTCTTTCAATGGGATATCATGGTTTAAAAACTCTGTTGCTTCACTCATCTCGGGTAGTTCTAAATAGTATACAACAGCAAAGTGTTTATCATGTTGATGCCATCCAAACGCAGTGTTTTGTGTATATTGTTGAAACCATGGCATGGCCTTATTATATTCTTTTGCACGTATCATCAGGCCATACATTTCTGCAACATCCACTGCATATGGATAAATTGTCTGCATGAATAATTTTTCATAAGTGCGAGGTTTTTTAATATTGTAATCGTACAGATACCCCTCTTCATTAGGGGATATCTGATTAATATCTACCATCTTATCAATTTGATTTAAAAGTATAGGCTTTACTGTTTCGTGATCTTCAACATCAAAGATATGAATATTATTAGACCAATTACCCTTGGAGTTGCTGATTGTCGAGTTCGTCATAATCATACTCATCATCATACATTACTTCATTCAACATACGTTTAGAACTTGCATCTTGAACTTCGCGGATACGAAAATCTCTATCTTGAGACTTCGTCTTGTTATTACCACGTTTCTTATTGCGGGGATCGAATCTAGAATATTTTGCCATGTACCTTTCCTAATAACCTAGCATTTCCTTTGTCATAATATAATCTCGGACGAAGTCCGACCTTACAATGTCTTCCCATCCAAAGTTAATTATACAGAAATTTTTCAATTGTTCAACAATTTGTAAGAACTTTATAATTCCATCCTTATCATCATCATACTTAAAATCACTCTGTTTGTAATCGCCACAGAAGATAATCTTACTATGTCGGCCTACTCTTGTTATAACAGAGTCAAGCTCATGGAAGTTTAAATTTTGCATTTCATCCACAACTATGATTGTATTGTCAAATGTAGTTCCTCGTATAAATGATGTTGATTCAAAATGAATTTGATTAGCAGTAATCATTTTATTATATGAGCTCTTATCACCAAATAGTTCATTACAAATTGACTTATAAGGAGTAGTAAATGCTTCTTCTTTTTCTGCTTTTGTTCCAGGAAGAAAGCCCATATCTCTAGTTGGAACCATTGATCGAACAATAACCAATTCATCATATTCAGTCTCTTTATCTAACACATCTTCTAATGCAAGATAGAGAGCCATAAATGTTTTACCGGTTCCAGCAGTACCTGTTAGTACTAAGTTATCTCCTTCGTCCCATGCTTTGTAAGCTATTTCTTGATTTTTGGTTAATGGATCAAATTGAAGAAGATCATCCAATCTAACCGACATTGAATTGTTCACAGACTTTTGTCGTTTCATTATGTTTGAATCTTACTATGCCTTCCAGCGTTTTTATGAGTCTTTTGCAAAAAGTTATTCCATTCAGAACCAGCTTGCCTCCGAGCTACATCTCCGTGTCCTGAAATAAATTTTGCTGTAGATAGTTTTTGCTTCCACTTGCCTTCTGCAAGGAGCTGATCTCGTTCTGTAAATGATAGAACCATTTCTTGTTCTTCACCTGTCTCTGTATCAATCATTGTATATGATGGCATTTTAATGTGGGGGCCGGAGCCCCCTTTCCTTTCTCTCTATGAAGCTAGTTCCAACGTTGATTTTAGAAACTCACGTTTTCGTTTTAATTTAGATAGCAGGTCGCTTTTATTGGTTTTCATTTTAACCCTTTCTATGTAATTATTCAACTCTAACAAATCGTTCTTTAATCTATCAACTTGGATTTTACTCATACAATCTCCTATTAAAAGTTACTTGAGAATTAAGTCTGGAAATGCCTCCTGTGTTAGTTTCTTTGTAATACCCTTGATTGGCATTTTCTTATTGATCATGCCAACAAGAAGTTCTGCATCTCGAGGATGTACTGTCTCGAGAATATCTAAAAATAATTTCTCTCTCTTCACAGCATACATCTGCTCGCCTTGGCCACCTTTGACGAACATTGCAAGTTTCTTATTATGCTGAGACCATTCTGAAGGATGTGAGTTATCTGGAGCTGGTTCATATGGAACAGGTCCTGCTGGAAGTAACCATTGAACTGCATCATCAAAAGTACCGCGTAAGATATCTTTTAATGCCCAATTGTTATTATACTGCTGGAGAAGGTTAACTTTGTCAGCGCGTGTCTTTGCAGCTGCAACTTTATCTAAAATTTCGTGAGCTCTGTATGTAGTTTTATTCACCATATCAAATGAAGTCCTTTACGTCTTCTAATAATCTACGACATCTTTTTTCTATCAAGTAAGGAAACACTTTTTTCTTATTGTCCCATTTATCTTGTTGTTCATAGTTATATATAATTTCTTCTTTGACGGACTTGGGTGTTTCCGACAAATCAATCAATTTTTTATTGCGTTGATAGTTACGATATATCTCATCACCATGCGATTTGGGATCGTTTATTAGCTGGTCAAGTACCTTCTTTCTCAGAGGTGTTTGACGAATACCTTCCACAAAGCAGGTATCACCAGATAGCACATTAGGAATTCCATCTGCTTGATCTCCTTTTAAGATCAACTCCATTAACTGACGACGAGGTGTCTCTTCAACAATGAAACGTTTCTTCATAGGAGAGTACTGATAGATATTACTATACTTCTGAAGCTGCACAAAGTCTTTATCTGAAGATACAATCAGTACTTCTTCACCCTTGCCAAATTCTTGAGTATCCTCACACAATACAGCAATGATATCATCAGCTTCACACTTATCATGTCGAACAACCTTGTAAGGAAAGTTTTCGTCAAGCTCATCTAATACCATATTAGTGATTCTGAATAACTCATTCCAGTCCATCGTAGATACCTTACGAGCATCCTTACGCTTGAACTTGTAATGAGGGTAAGCATCATATCGCCAATTCTTCATACCATCAGTACATATAACCAACTCACCAAACTTCTGATGATGTTTAGAACGATATAAACGAAGGCTATTGAGAATCATATGACGAATTAGATTTTCGTCTAGTTCTAGTTTCTGTGTCACAACATTGATAATTGCAATTGCATTGTAGTCAATTAAAATCATAAATCAAGTCTTTCATTTGCTTTGATTTCATTTGTTACTGAACACCTCCACTGACATGGAGGTAATCCAATACCGTTTTTCAAATTATTGTAAAATGCTGTCCAGTCATCACTATTGATTATCTCTTCAACAGTAGTATCATCTGATAAAGATTTAGCCATATAACTATATTCACTAGTTAATAACTCAGGTGTATCAAACCAACAACAAGGAATAATGTATCCTGTAGCTGTGTATGCTATGCCTTGATTAGGATAGTCTTTACTATACGTATACTTAAAACATTCAGGATCAATCATATTCTACTATCTCTTGGTTGTTCAATGTAGAGGTCTAAGCTATGTTTAGTGGCTAGCTGTTTTATCTGATCTATTTGCTCTATCACATAATCAAATGCTAACACTTGCCATTCAACTTGTAATCCCATTTTTTTAGCTAAAAGCATTACATCAAATAATTTTTGGCCATCTTGATTAACTCTATACCTATTACTATCCTTTGGCATGCCATCTATTCCAAATCTCCAACACGCTTTTGTATTAGCTTCAAACGCCTCTTTATACCAAGCAATTGATCTATGAGACGCAGCTGTATTAATTCTAACAGTATCTTTAGTTGCACTCATTTGCAAAAACTTTATAAATTGTGGGTGGTAAATAGGATCTGAATACTGCCCACAAAAAAGTATACCATCAAAATAATCCAATATTTTTTGAAATTGGTCAACTGTCATATCAAAACCAGGAGGCCTCTTTTTGTAGTACCATGTTCGTGTACACTCAGGGCATTGAAGAGTACATCTTGTAGTAATATCTAGATTAATCCAATTGGGAGTCTTCATAAATCACCTCATTGCAGCCCCCAACCAAGGGGTACTAAGATTATACATGTGAAGTGTTATTTTGTCAACAGATGTTTTGAATGAATTTTGCAGCCGATAAACTCATTGTAGAAGTCATTTCTGAGAAGTACATCATACTCAAACTGTAGCTTAGCTTCGTAGTATGAGCACTCTCCTTTAGTCTTACATAACTTGAGAATCTCTCGTTTAAACGATTCTACGCCGCGTTCTTCTACTAAACTTTTAACCTCTGCAGAGGAGCCATAGTATGACCGCCAATCGCTTTCTACGCGTGTTTTTACGCGTCTCTTGCGTGTCTTTGTCTTGGGAAGTATCTTAGGTTTCCAGAAGAATTTCTTACCGATATACTTCTTGTCGTTGGTAAGATCTGTTATCATATAAACAAAGCCCTGATATTCTTCAGGAGTTTCATCATACACTTGTTCACTATATGTCCACATAAAAAACCCCGGTATTGCGGGGCTTATTTAGTCTTCCATTAAATCATATTCTAAAGGAGATCCACACATCGGACAATATTGAGGTGCTTCTTCATTATCAAACACCAACACCTGAGTCTCAACTTCACAAGCCGGACATTCTGCCCAATATTCTTCTTCCATGCAGTTCTCCTATCTGAAAGTATATAGTCATTTTTTCTTTTTAACCGGTTTTAATGTTATTACTGATTTGTCCATATTTGGTAACCTAACTTGCCTACAATCTTCGTCCTCTAAGCCGTATACTATTCCATTACATCCAACACATCCCACTGGAAATGCGCTACTAGGTAACTCCATTACAAGTTCTCTGTTGTGACATATGCAGTTCATTTTGGCTAATTGTACCAAGCATTCATGAATAATGCAAAGGGCGACCAACAGCCGCCCTCTCTACGCAGTATTTGTATCCACTTAAAAAGTGATTTCACAAGCCCCACCTTGACACGCAATTGCACCCATCGTATCTATATCGGTAAACTCTTTCTGCGATAACTGAGTTTTAAAATCTACTGCTGAAATGTTCTGTTGGATCTTTTCCCACTTATGTAGTAAAAACACATCTTTGAGGCAATACTCTGTTTCTTTAAGATCACCATCAAAATAGTTATTAGCAAATTTGTTGAAACGACGAATCCATTCTGCACGTAGATCAGATACTTCTCCACGATGCTCTTCTG